GCATACACCATCAACCCCCAACCAGTGTCCACACCGCCCTGCCATCTGGACGACGAAGTCAGCACACGGTCCCAATGACTTTCCCTGCCTAGGATCTCCTGTACGGGAAGGGCGATTTAACCACACAGACCGTGTGATCGTGCGCCCACAAAACTCCGCAACATCCTCATCACCTAAGACACGGAACTTCACTGTAAGACCAAGCAACTTCAACATCACTCGGTTGAACATCGATGCGAAGATGTCCGCACTAACGTCACAGTATCGCCTAAATGCAGCGCGTGACACGAACAACAGCCCGTCGTCACCCTCCACAAATAGCTGCGCGACACCTCTGACGTCAGCATACGACACCTCCGGCAATCCCTGCCCATACCTAATGGCATTCACAGTGCGATACAAACACCAGACAACGGCAATGGCATTTACAAGCCCATTATTCAACGAAGTCCAATACGCCCCGGACAACAACGCCCCGGCACGCCCATACGATAAACCCCCGCACGATGCGGACCATACTATACTAGCCCGCAACACATGCTCAGCGAAAACCTGATCATCCGGAGATAACAAACCCCGCCAGGCGGATGCTATGGTGTTCTGCCACATCACGCTTTGGGTGGCGTCGAATGAGGAGAAATCAGAATCTGCCACTATGAAATCATCCAGGTTAGCGGACCCAAAGCGACGGACCAACACCGTTGAGATGTAATCACCAACCTCACACGGCATCAACCCCTTGACAATCGAATTGGAATGCCAATGGTCGTTAACGGTGCGGTCGCTGGCAGGTGGTAAGTACTTCACAGTACTGCCCCTTTCCACGCTCCAATCCCGCAACGCAACCACTGCATGCTCCACAGACGACCACATAATCGCTTGAACGATCCGACCAACCTCAGAAAATATCGATATCATGCGAGCATTTGCCTCGCTAGACTCGACCTTCACCATGGCATCCAACTTGGCAAGGTAGGCGGTCCTGATTTGCCGATTGACAACAGGATCCCCCTCGTTCGCTACAAAGTCAAACCACTTGTTGCGGAACATCTCCCTCTGCCCAGCTGGATACTTCTGAGTAACCTCCTCCATCGACGGCAACCTTGCCGCAATGACATCACCATCCTCCCCTCGTCGCCAGTCCACTTGCTCCCACATGGTGCGCACAGAAGCCTGTACATAACTAGCCACTGCAGCACCAATCTCCCCGTCCTCGCCGTCCGGGTGAGCAGCCAACAACCGGGTAGCCACCGCCACAGCGGCACTCTCCCTTGTAGGCTGGATGACATGCGCCCCACCAGGCCCAGTCACCGACGCAGCCAGAATGAACCCCCGAGCCCTGTCCCGGTACCTTAGGTGCTTCGCCTCAACCAGGCGCACCCTGGCAGTCCTGTGCAAGCCAGGAACCGCCACGGGGGGCATGTGAGCATAACGACCTTCAATCGCTATGTGCCTCACTATCAACCCCCGGGTACCATTAGACAGCGCATCGTAAGCCACTCTGAGCCACCTCCCCAATCTCCCTCGAGCGAAATCCTCCCTGTCAGACAGGGTGCGCAACAGCAACTCATGCGTCGGCACCGTGGCTAACAATTTGGCCGCAATCAACGTGTGAGCTTTCATTGCCACACTACTCTCCAGATCTGTTCTCCCGATAGCCAGTACCCGTTGTCTCGCAAGTAACGCCTCCCGCCTCTCTTCAGGGGTTTTCCGAGCAATGTTCCACAACGTCAGTGCAGTACCATATAACTGCGCCACATCGCGAACACTCCCCATGAACACCCGCCCATCAGGAAAGTCAGCGCGCCATGCCATGTCACCGAAAGCCATAAAGCCATATCTCACCCCATCTAACATGAGGACCCCATCCCATTTCCGACCCAAGCGCACCACGCGCTCTGACTCACGAAATGTTGAGCGAGACATCATCTCATTGACTTCCACCCTGAACACAGACTGCGCGCCCAAGACCATCTCCTCCTTGGCAAGAGCGACACCGTACTTCCCCCCGTGCAACCACCCAACAGACGGCCAGGTACGCGGTTCATGACGCCCCGGGTGCTCGTAAGCAGTCCCAGGGCCTATGATCGACATACCAACACCTCCGTCCATACCAGGTGACCAAGCGTGAATGATGTCATCACCAACGTGATAACACCCAGTCACACTTGGATACGGATGGGTAACAACGACAACAGGCCCGTACCGGGCCAACATCACTAGCAACTGATCAGAGACGTAGTAGTCGGAATGCACAAACATGAATCCCAACCTCGCCCCTTCAGCAGTGTAGCGTGCACAAATCCCCTCGAGGTCCTCCTCGCCATTGTAGATAATGTCAAAACGCTCACCACTCGCTGCATTAGTTTGCAACATCGCGTCGACAGTAGCTACATTAACCGTCATCCTCGCCGGCATCTGATCTCCGGTGCCCTTAGGTGGCAAATTCGCTCCAATGTCAAAGACTAAACTACATGTCTCTGCCAACATCGCGTACACCTGCCTCCTCATCGGACCCCTCTGATCAGCCAGCTCCTGATGGCGATTGGCCCCCAGCGCCGTAGCCGCCCGGGTAGCCTTCGGCTCACAAACCTCAGGTAAAGCCCCCACATCCACGACCACGGGAGGAACGGAAAGAGACTTGAAAGCCCGCACACTCGGGTATTGAATCTCCCTCACAGGTTCCACCGTGTTTACAGTATAGACGTTCGTACCAACCAAATGCTTGTACAACCGCCTGCACAGTATCACCAACACCACCACCGCTAGTACTTTCACCGATAGACTTGTGGCACCACGCAATAGTGTGAGGCAACGCCGAACCCCATTCCACATAACTGCTATCCGGTGGACTGTCATCTTAGACAGTCTAGCGTTAAGACTGCGAAACAGTGAGACGCTCGTCCACATTTGAGTGAAGTTGTCTACAACTGCTTGCTGTCCCGCGGGAGAGGGCAACGCGCCCGGTCTCAACCACTTCCCTAGCCTAGCCCACATGGGGCCCCATCCCGGGCTCCCAACCAACATTGGTCGGGTGAATGGACCCGTTGCTGAACTCAGTGCCATGGCCGGGTTACCATGGCGAGTGCTCACTAGCCCAGCAGTCACCAACGAGTGACTACCCAGTGCAACAGGAGCGTGATGCACTGTAGCTGGTGTAGGTGCCAGCATTGAGCCGATCTGGGTAACATTTGTAGCACCGCTCCGCCCGGAGTCCGAAGACCCGGCTGCCAAGTCGGCCAAATGTTCCCCCAAACCGGTGAGGCATAGTGACCCTGCCATCTGAAGGGAAACAGTTTTATGGACG